CTCATTACATTGATGGCGTGGCCGAGATCGAAGGCGGGATCGCGCCTTTCACATTCATCGCTGTTGAAAAGCAGCCACCATATGCGGTTGCCTGTTACACGCTTTCCCACGATAGCCTTGCGGCTGGCTGGTCAGCGATGAACAGGATCGCCAAGATATATTCCGACTGTATCTCTACGGGGATCTGGCCGGGATATGAAGGGAAGTCCATCGAGCTATCAATCCCGATTAATCTGGATACGGCAGTCGCCGATCTGGAGCTCGAAGACTTCTGAAACGTCGAACCGAAGGAAACGGTAAAATGGAAAACGCAAACACACGCATTGTCGTCAAGGATGCTCGCTTCGCCTATGTTCACCTGCTGGAGCCTCGCGCCGCAGCAGAAGGCGCAGAAGCCAAATACAGTGTCACACTGATCATCCCGAAGACGGACGAAGCAGGCATCGCCGCAATCAAGGCGGCAATGAAGGCGGCGGTCTCCAAGAAGTTTGGGGACAAGCCACCAAAAGGTCTGCGCAATCCGCTCAGAGACGGCGATGAAAAGGACGGCGAGTCTGGCGAGTACATGAAGGGTGATGAGTTCAGGGGGAACTGGTATCTCTCGGCATCCAGCAAGAAGCCGGTTCGCGCTCTTGCAGGCAAAGCCAGGATGCCTGCTACGGATGAGCATCTGCAATCAGGCAACTACGGAGCGGCTGAACTGAACTTCTACGGCTATGATGCTGCGGGCAACCGCATATGGTGGCTGCTTTTCAACAGCGATGAATGTGAAAGGCGCGATCCCGCCTTCGATCTCGGCCACGCCATCAATGTAATGAGCGGCCTGCATGTAGTAGCCATATTGCCTGATGGCACGGGCAAAGGCTTCTGGTGAGGCGTCAACTGTGGTTTTCACATCAACGATCCCACATGGGCCAATGGCGTCGATGCCGCCTTTACATCTGACCTTCGCCTCATAGCCGGTCCATGTGGCTTCAACCTCGGTGCGGCATCCCGTCAGCAACTCAGCAGCGTGGGAATGCGCCCACACGCTGTCGCGCATTCTCAAAGCCTTATCGAGATCAGCAGCCGAGATGATGGGCAGACCAACCCGCTCCAGTTTCTCCTTCTCTGCCTTGCCTTCCTTGGTCGTCCAGTTCAGTTCTTTGACGCTGAACATGCTGGCGTGTGACTTGTGCGGCTCCAGGATCATGGCGTGAACCACGGTCCCGAAGATTTGCGCTGGCGTTGGCGTCCTCTGCATCTCCATCGCGGCTTTGTAATGCGCCGGCGAGCGGGCGATCAGTTTAGCCCCGGAGGCTGATAGGGCCTCCAGCTTGAAGTAGTCGTTTTCCATTGGTCCTCTCCTATTGCGTTGCTGCCCAGAAGGCGATCAGAGCGGCGTCTGCCCTGCCGTCATCTTTGACCCGTCGAAACAGGTGGGCATATGCGGGAAAGCACTCTGCCGCCCGCATCCTGTTTCCATCTTTGCCCTCGCGGGCGCCGACTGCTTTCTTCCACTTCTGTGGCGTCACATGCTCCACCGGGATCTGTAGGCCAGCGCATATTCCAATGCAAAGGCCGTAGGATTTCCCGAAGGCGAACATGCTGGTAACGCCCTGGCCAGGCATAGCCCCCACCAACTCGATGATGGCTCTGTCTGGTTTGCGTGATGCAATGATCCCAGCCAGCATCTGAGGACTGATCTCGCGCTTCATTTTGTTTCCGCGCTTGACCTCCAGCGTCGGCATATCCTCAACGTCGAGCATACCTGTCTCTGGGTTGAAGAACGCCAGCGCCCCTGATGCGCCTGGATCAATTGCAAGTATCACGGCCATTCGAGCCTCACTTCAAAGCCCATGACCTTTGCGTAGGCCAAAGCTGTCTTCAGGGTGCAAGATCCAGACTTGATCGAGGCGGAATAGGTGGCGGATGAAACATCAGCCTCGTCGCAAACGGCTCTGGTGGATTTCTCCTGCCGCTTGCGCTCCTTCTCGATGATCCTGAAGAAGTCCTGCGTGTTTCGCACACGATAGCTCATTCCTCGGCCTCCTTGGTCAGGACGGGATCAGGGATCTCCATTGCAGAGCGCTTACGCCGTTCAGTGGGGATCTTGTCTGCCTGCCACTCGCCGCACCATTGCGTCCTGGCAACCCGCGTTGGATTGGGATAGCGCAGGCAAGTCAGGGAGCCGCCTGTCTTTTCTCTTGTGAACCTGCATGTGAGGCAAGTCTCTGTGTTCCGTTCCATTAGTCACTCGCTTTCTTGTAGCTGTGCTGGATGACCATCTCGATGGGCGTCATCCCTATTTCGCGCATATAGGCTGCAAGGACTGCGCTTTCTTCCTTGCGCTTTGTCTCATCCATCTTCCGCATGGCGATGATCTTGCGGATGATTTTTATGTCATAGCCGTTGCTCTTGGCTTCGGTATATATGTCTTTCACATCCTGCTTCAGAAGACTAATCTCGTCTTCCTGCTTTTCGATGCGTTCGACAATGCTTGTTAGTTGGTTGTTAGGCTGATCCGACATTTCTCCCCTCCTCTTGCAACCTATCCAGTTCCCGCAGCACCAGCGCCGCGTATCCCATAATGTCCACCCAATGATCGCGTTCAAATGGATCGCCGCAGATGATGCGAGCGACCTTCTGTTGGATCAGGTGGATACTCTCACGCATATAACACGGCATCTGATCCCAATTTCTCCCCTGCTCACATAGGCGTTTCAGCGTCTGCGATGCCGTCGATTGCTCCACATATGACCCGTGAGTCGTCTCCCTCGTCGATAAGATAGTGTCTATATTCTGGTCCATGCTCAAGCTTCCATTGTTTAACGGCGTGTAAGATGGTCGTGTGGTCTCTGCCGCATAATCGACCTGTTTCCGCAAATCCGTATCCATTTGAGACAAGAGCGAACCAAGCCTCGCGTCTGAGTAGGATGTGTGGTCGTGTTCTGGATTGTCCAACAAGTTGCCTCCATGTCATCTGATGTTTACGCAAGATTGGCAGAACGATCTGCCTGACCCTCTCCCGCTGACAACCTTGCAAGATCAGCAAGTCGTGTCGGGTTAACTTTATAACTGTTGATTTCTCTTCCTCTGGCTCAGGCAGAACCAGCATTTGAGGCGGTGGAATTTCGATTGGTGGCGCGATCTTCCTTGGCTCCGGTTTGCTGTTCAGCCGGTTCTTCACCTCTTTGTAATGCTGCTCCCAGTTCTCTACCTGAAATTCTCGACCAGGTATCGCCGTGCCTCGCGCAGTGTTTTTGTGTGCTTCAAGTCCCCGTTCCAACTGAGCGCCCTCCATACTTTCCTCACCTTGCTTTGCTGTATCCATCCGATTTGCCTGTTAAAGTATTTGACAGAATAGACGCCGTCAAATCCTATTTCGCATGTGATTGGTCGCATCTCAGCCTCCCAGTATCATGCAGGCAGTGAAGACCATGGACACTGCCGCGAATGCAGCAAGCATATTGGCGATTTCGTAGATAACCGTTTTCATCGTTTTGACCCCATGTTTGCGTTACAGATTGAACCTATCCTGAATAAGTTGCCAAATCATTAAGCCAAGGAACAGGATTGCTCCGTTGCATCCGATTACGATTACGCCTGTGAACATGGTTGCTGCGATGTTAAGCAGCGCCAGTTGATAGTCAGTCATCTTTCCCCTCCAGTGCTTTGCGGGCATAATCCCTGATTTCGTGAATGGTCTGTATTGGACCAGACACGCTGATTGGATACCACGCATAGATATGGGCCAGCGCCCTTTCCAATTTCTCGATGCGCATCTCATCATCGACCTTGATGCAACTTTGTCTCAGATTGGCGGCTTCCAACTTCTCGATGCGGTCGGCGGCCTGCGCTATATCTTGCGGGCTTGCGTATTTATCACGCAGCCGCGTCACAAGATCATCAGTCATCTTTCCCCTCCAGTGCTTTGCGGGCAATAACACACACATCATCACTGACTGCATGGCCCATGCGATGCTCTGCACGGTCAACGATCTCCCGCAGCGCCGCCTCCAACTTCTCGATGCGGTCGGCGGCATCCTTTTGTATCTTATATTCATGATCCCACATTTCAGTACGCAGCCGCTTCACAAGATCGTCAGTCATCTTTCCCCTCCAGTGCTTTGCGGGCGGTCCATCCGCAGTAACGTGTGTCTTGAACTTGCCCGTAGCAGTTCGGACAAGTGCTTTCGCAGGCGTATAACCGCAGCGCTGCCCCCAGCTTCTCGATGCGGTCGGCGGCATCGTGCAATAGATAGTAAGCATCAGACATAACGCGCAGCTTGCTTGTCCGCAGCCGCTTCACAAGATCATCGCTCATGTTAACTTTCTCCCGTTTTTTTAACATGTTCTGAGGATGTGTTAATTTCATCGACAGGTGCTGGGCCGCAGAAGATATTGTATGCGCCAACCCCGCAAATAGAGCATTTTGCATTTTTCAAAAGTTCAGCAACGCGCGTAAAATTGCACGGCACATAGAACGCAGGCCATTCGTGATTGCATTCGCCGCAGTGGACGAGCATGGAATCGGAGGCGTCAGTCACAGCCCTTCTCCTTCTTCAAAGTCTAACTCGACCTTTATGCAAGCGATGCGGCCATAGCCATTGCTTTTCGCGCCTTCGCTTGTAAAAAACGCCATTACGTTATGATGGAACACATTCAGCCACACTGTCCGCTTGTGGCGGGGGCGAACTTCGATGAGGTCATTTGCAGGAGTTGGGTCGCCATAACAGCCAGCACCCCAATGGCATTTTCCGTCTGGGTTCCAAACCGTAGCAACCCAACCATAAAAGTTTTTTACGGCGCCATGTATGGCTGACCCACTTCCATCGCCATCCGTCGCATAGATGCGGACTTCGCGGCCATCGCGGGTGCGATACTTTTTGTTGATGTCGATCATGGCATAATCTCCCACAGCTTAATACATGCTCCAGCTAGCATTAGCATTCCGCCAATAAGAACCATAACGGCAGAAGCCTCCGCCCATCTACCGTAGCTCCGATAGTTGTTGATGTCGCTAATCACAAAACCAGTGACTACAATCGCAAATCCAATTGCTGTCATCACTCATCCCCTTTATTAGGCGGCGCAGGCAAAGGCATCCAATGGGTGGGATAGAAGGTGTCATACTCTTCGCCAGAAGCTTCTATCCAAGCTTCTTTCCAATCATGCCATCTCACAACGTATGAGATCGTGTCATCTCCAGTGAACGAGCTTTTAGCAGGCCATATGAGAATGGCAGTCCCGTCCTTTGGCGCTGTGTTGATCGATTGCCATTCAGTCATCTCAATGCTCCCAGTTTCGCTAATGTCCCAGCTTGTGTAGTCAATGCTTGTGTCAAGGAGGATGGTTTTCATCTCACTTCTCCATCAATCTCTTCAGTTTCGCTTTGTTCTCTTCATCCAGATAGTAGCCGACACCACGCCACGTCTTTATCTCGATGCCGTGTTCTCGCATCTTTTTGCGCAGTTTCCAGATCGACACGCGGTTGCGCAAAGCTTCATGGTTGATGTCTGTGTAGCGGTTGTACTTGTCACCCTGCTCGGTGATCCGGTCGAGGTAGGCATAGTCAGCAACCTTGCGACTATAGATCCCCATCAGGAGTTTCATTTGATTCTTGCTGAGAAAATGCAGGAAGGTTGCATTTGTCTGCACCATGTCCTCACGAAGCTGGCGGATCTCTTCTTCCAGTTCTGCAATGCGGTTTCTCAGCGCGTTTATTTCTTCGTTTTGTGTGACAAGTAGCTTTTGCACCCGTGATGCCTCAGTCACTTTCTTTACTCCCTTGCGTCATAGACCCCTGATGGCCTGTCTAGCTTTTTCAACCATTGCGTTGTATTCGACGCGCCAATGTTTCCCGCTATCGACACGATGATTGGCGATTGATATTAATGCGGTCGATAGATCGTCTATGTCTTTGCGCCGATCCTTTATTTCATTTTTGCAAGCTTGGTTGAGCGCCTTCAAATCCTTTATTTCATTTTTATAGACTCGATTTAGCGCCTTCAAATGCTTCATTTCCAGCAAATGTTGTTTGTCTAAATCTCTGACCAAATCGTATATTTCTTTAAATAAATCTGCGTACTCAACATTGCTGAGAATGCAGTTATTCACCCTATCAAGAACATCATAATTCATTGCCTTTGCTCCCGTGCATCCTGGACACAGACAAGATGTGCATGTGTCCCACCATAGATCCCAAGCTCCCTGAGAGCCTGGTTCTGCGGTATCAGAACACCCGTCGTCAGATTGCAGAGCGGGCATTTGCGCCGCATGAGCGGCCTGTTGAACCGCAGATTATTGAAGATTGGTCTGTTGACGCTACCGACTCGCATGATCGCCTCCCAAAACGCTGCGAAGTTTTTGCCTAAGTTCCAACGGCATCGGATATTTGTCAGCGTCGATGATAGCCTGCTCCAGTTCATAGATCCGCTGCTCCAGTGTGTCGCAAAGACGTTCTGCCAAGAGATACTGCTGGTGCCAGCGATCTTCCTGACGCTCCCAATAGTGCGCCTGCTTCATCCCTGACATTCCAGTTCCTCCATGATTTTCTTGATGCGCTTGATATGATGCTGGAGTTCGACCTTATGCCGCAGTTGCGCAGCCTCATCGGTGGCGTAGTAAACCAGCAAAGAGCAGTCAGCTATGTTGCGGGCGGCTATCTGAAGTTCAATGTATTCTGTAGGAAACTCGCTCTCTTGTTTCATCGTTTGACCCCGTTGCAGGGCGGTGCGAATCACCAGCCCATGTAAAATAATTTATTATGCAAAAAAGATTTTGTAAACAGGCAAAATAGCGGTCATGGATATTTTTTCCACAACCGCAATTTATCGTTAATAATCAGTGAGTTATCAGCGAGAACCGTATGCGCTGCCGAGCAATCCAGGCACTAATTGCCGTTCTACCGATGGCGCT